CTCTCAAGATTGGCACGATAAAGATTGGCACGATAAAGATTGGCACGATAAAGATAGGCACTCGAAAGATTGGCACTCGAAAGATTGGCACGATAAAGATAGGCACTCTCAAGATTGGCACTCGAAAGATTGGCACTCTCAAGATTGGCACTCTCAAGATTGGCACTCTCAAGATTGGCACTCTCAAGATTGGCACTCGAAAGATTGGCACTCGAAAGATTGGCACGATAAAGATTGGCACGATAAAGATTGAGAACACCTTTATTGCGCTTGCGAAGCCATATGATAAGTTTTGCCCATGTGCCGCGTTGATTTCTGCGTAAGTTGCTCATATTTCTCCTTAAAAGATTATTTCATACGGCTGAAACGGTTGAGTTCTTCGACAAGGCAGGGGGAGGCTTCGCCTTTGCCGCGAAGGATGTGAGTTTCACGATGGGCGGCGCGGCCTGCTGGCGTGATTCGGGCATGGGTGTTGTTTGCGTGGATTTCGATGAAGCCTAAAGCTTCAAATCGCCTGATGAAAAATGGCGAGATGCGCTTAAGATTCTTCCATTTGGTGACATAAAAAAGATTCAGAACTGAGAATTCACTTTCGGTTAAGGCCATCATTTTTATTAGTTCCCTTTCATAGAACAAAAAATTGAATACAATTGGAATCGGCATCAAGTACAAACAGAAGCATCAAGTACAAAGGAATAGCACCATGAAAACTGTCACGCTTGGCGAGGCGGTTGATGTATTTTTAGGAGAGTACATCCCGACCACGCGCCGAACCTACAAGGAAGACCTCGTTGTCTTCATGTCGTATGTTTCCCCTTCTTTGCCCCTAGAAGAAATCAAGTCATTTGATGTGCTTCGCGCTGTTCAGAATTATGAAAAGCGCCCAGGTGTGAAATCTGTCCATACCGTGAACAAATTCATCAAGCATGTTGGGACGTTCTTCCGCTGGGCCGTGCGAACGGGTTTGATTTCCAAAGCGCCGATTGATGGCGTTCGGAAACGAGCCGTGCCACAGGCCAATGAGGGGAACAGTGTTCAGAAAGCAATGCCCGATGCGCTTTTTCAGAGAATGGTGAAGTTTTATCAGGATTTGGCACTGCTTAAGCCGAAGCAATATGCGCGTGCGTTGGCGCTGATTATGTTCCTGGGCGATGGTGGGGCGCGGCGCGGCGGAGCTGTGGGGTTGCGCTGGTCAGACGTAAATTTGAAGCTGCAATTTGCCACTGTGACTGAGAAAGGGCAGAAAACCCGCAAAGTCTGGTTTGGCAAGGCGACAAAAGCAGCGCTGATTCAGTGGAAGATTGCCCAGAAAGCCGAAGCTGGCGATTATGTTTTTCATCAGAAGGGCGCGAAGGTTTCGGCGGCTGCCTTATCCCAATTTTTCAGGAGACGTTGTATCGAAGCGGGGATTGGCAGTTGGGGAACGCATTCGCTAAGGCATCGAAAGGGCGTGCAACTGCGTGTTCATAAAATTCCAACGCATGTTGCTGCAAAGAGCATGGGGATTTCTGATAACGTTTATGCCAAGCATTATGGCAATCCCGATGATGAAGCGCTGGAGAAGGCTATCCGCGAAGTGGCTTTTGGCGAAGAAGGCAAGCCTCTGCCAGTGGAAAAAGAGGTCAAGAATTCGGGGGCATTGCACGCCCCCAAAAGTAACGAAAAACGTTTTAATCCGTGAAGTCGGGAGTTCAAGTCTCTCTGCGTCCACAGCTTTCCCCTCTTCGTCATGGGCAAGGTGAACTATATTAGGACGTCCTTATGGCTCTGGCGACTGTGCTATTCATATGTTAAGGTGCATTCAGGGCTTTGTACTCCCTGTTTGTAATTGATGCCGCCGCGATGCCCGACAATTTTCTCGATTAGGCAGGTATCGCGGCTTCCATATTCCCCAAGTTTTCATCTTCCTCTTGTGTTGTCAGTAACTCGCTAACTTCCACTTCGAGAAATGTGGCAAATGCCAGAAGCTGTTTTTCGTCAAAACGGCGAACGCTATTGTGAAGCCAGGCATGAACCGTTTTTGGCATTAAGCCAGTTGCTTCGGCAATTTCTTCGATTTTCCATCGGCGATTATCTCTCCGATTTTTGATGGATATGAGTTCAGCAACGCGATTGACTACGCGCTTTACCATATTCACTCCCCATTTAGTAAAATTATAGCCATTTGAACGAAATTGTCAAACTTTGTATACAAACATTTTACCACTATTTACGCCCAAAAGCATGTTACAGTTTTGTTAGAAAATCGCTAGAACGTATATTCTATTTTGCTAATGAGGGGTGTAAATGGGGTTGGGAAGGGGGTTGAAAGGCCCCCATCCCCTTTGTCAAATGGCCTTAACCAGTGACAGTTTTTATTGTATATGGCGTGACAATTGTCACGCTTCATTGGAGCTTTTCGATTGTGAATGTCCAATCTTCGGTGATATTGCTGAATTCTAAGAGGAATTCGCAATCTTCGTCTAATTGCAGAACCTGTTGAGCACCGTCTTCAGCATCGCCGCGTCCCTCATTAAAAATGACATTGATTTCTCGTTCGCAGTCGCCATCAAGCATTGTGCCATCAATAGCGCCGAAGCCATCAGTGGTAAATGTTAAACGATACACCCCTTCTTCCAAAAGGATTGGCCCAATAACGGGTTGAAGCCCTTCATCATCGCTGTTGAAGCTTAGACCACGACAGGCGGAATCGAGGGCACTTAATTCCGTCTGGAGAGAAGCAATTTCTTCGGAGAGGGTTTCGCTGCTGGCATCGAGGGCGGCGGTGTTTTGCTGAATGGTGGTGAGGCGTTCGGCTAAATCGTCACAGGCGGAGTAGGCGGAGTCCTGAGCGAGAACGGTGAAAAGCCCAAGAATGAAAATTAAAATGGTGAAAAAGGCGGGTTTCATAATTTTCCCTTTTTGTGCTTGATGTTGGGATTAATATAACACAAAAACGGCATGAGGCGTGACAATTGTCACGGTATAAAACAAAAAATCCCACGTTGGCGCGGGACTGGGCATCAAGTACATCGGCTGGATTGCTGTCGGGGGAACTAGCAGCGTTCGCGCCGTTGGGTTTCGTAAGCTTACAATTTTATTGTAGAACAAAGCGGCTAAAAATGCAAATTTAGTGATATAATGTAAGAGACAAGAATGGTCAATAGCCGAAGGAGCGTCCTATGCAGTCGGGGCTAAGAACCCCTTTGAGTGAAACGCTGGATTACAAGGAGATGACTCAATGTCAGATGAGGATGGCAGGATGCACCAGAACGCGCCCATTATTCAGGCGGGGAAGATGCCTGATTGCGTAAAATCGGTTTCAATTAATGGCGCGAATGTTTATCGGAAGAGGGAAGAGTGAGTGAAGCAGAACGTGAACGCCTTAATGCTGCGATTCTTGAATGTGCGAAAACCTACAAAAGTATCGGCAAGGAAGAATACGCCAAAGGATTTTTCGGTGAATTGGCGGAAAAGTATCTTTATGAAGGAAAATCTCTTGCCTTTGTTATTGATATTATCAAAGCAGCACACAATATTGAGGATTCGCAAGGTGCATCAAATACTGTTCGTGGAGTGCCAGATGGTGTCAGGCTTGTAAATGAGGCTTTAGACGCGATTCTGTCAGACGAAAAAGTTTACAAGCGTTTGCGTTACACAGAAGCACTCATCAAAATCGGGCAGAAACCAAGCATGAAGCAAATGGAACTGCTTATGGAATCTGTGATGCCATACCTTGAAGCTGTCAAACTGGATGTGTATTTTGAGACGCATGAGACGGCACTCATTGAATTTATGACATTTGCGCGGCATAAGGCTTGGGAAAGTGGCAGCCTTGAACAGAATTTCAAGGTTTTGAAAGTCGCAAGAGAAAACACAAAGTAAAACATCTTCGGGGGAAGATATGGATTTGATTGTATGGGCATCCCCCAAACCGTTTATGAACGGGAAGCAGAGCTGCGAAATTCGCAGTTGTTTAAGGCGAAGTCGAAGCGCGATTTCGAGAACCCCTATTTAGAGGCTTTGCGGATGGCGAAGGCCGATGAGGAAAGCCATTTTCAGAAGCAGGAGGCGGCGACAAAGGCGTTTTTTGCGCGGCATCCTGAAAATCTCCATGAATTATTTGTGAGCGAAAAGAAGATTGCGCTATTTCTTCCCTGGCAGGAAGGGAAACGGCGTTTTGTTTATGAGCCGATTACGCTGCGTGGGGAAAACCGCGTGGATGTTGAGATGCGTTTCGGTGTGGGTTGGTTTGGGCGCGTGGTTGATGATGCGTGGATTGGCCTGCCACAGCAGCGCGGCGAGAAGAAAGATTGGCGCTGGGAGATTCCTGCTGAGGAGAATTATTGGCAGGATGATAAGATGATTCAACTGGAACTACCGATGAAATATGAGGTGGCGTGATGGCGGATATTCAGAAGATGCGCGAAGAATTGGAGACGAACGGGTGGGAAATTGTTCAGCACCATACAACCTCATTCGTGCAAATCATTCGTCCTGATGGTTATGATTGCATCTACAGCGCAGATTTTGAGCGGAATGAGGAAGACACGCTACACTTTGCGATTTCGGATGCATATTCATACTTTCAAGAACGCCAAGAATTAGAGGCGTTGCGGGAATTTACCAGTCATGTTCTGGAAGAAACACAAGATGTGATTGAGAAGAATTCCTTCAAGCCTCTGGAGAAAATTGACCCAAATAGCTACATCCAGACACAGGTTTTCGTGAGATATTTGCAGGCGGCGGCGAAGGTTTTGAAGAAGGAAAGGTGAATGATGACCATGCTAGAGAAGTATCAACATAAGATGTATAGGGTGCGAATGATGGGCAGAGAACATTACATTCGCGCGGTCTCATACAGCAAATCGGAGAATTTGATTAGATTCAGTGCATCAGGGCCAACACATCCCCAAGTTCAAGAATATATCATGGATGGAATTTTACTTTTATCGCCAGAAATGTTTGAGACGGTTGAAATTGTTAAGGTCTTCGAGGTGAAAAGCGGCGAGATTATTGTTCATTTCACAGGAGATGAAGAATTTCAGCCGTTGATTTACTAGTAAAACTGAATTTTGACAGTCTCGCTAGAATCAGATTGAACGTTCGGACTGATTCTGGACTGTAATCATGGCACTGACAAATTTACAGCGTGAGTTCATCAATCAATATTTCCTGTGTGGGCGAAATGCCACAGAAGCGGTGATTCGCGCTGGCTATAAGGTGAAGGACAATCGCGTTACGGCGGCTTCGATTGGTTATGAAAACCTCAGAAAACCTCAGATTAAAGAGGCGATTGAGGAACGATTGAAAGAATCTGCGATGGGCGCGAATGAGGTTCTCTTCCTCTTAAGTGAACATGCACGCAGCAGCTTCGAGGATTTTCTGGATGCGAGAGGAAATCCTTCTATTGATAAGGCGCGAGAATCGGGGAAGATGCACCTGATTAAGCGCTGGAAAACAAAGAAAACCATCACGGATAAAGCCACAATTTACGAAAACGAAGTCGAGCTGCATGATGCCCAGAGCGCGTTGGTTCAGTTGGGGCGTTATCACAAGCTCTTCACGGATAAGGTTCAGATGCTGGATTGGCGTGATGAGGCGATTGCGGCGATTCGTGCAAATCAGATTGACTTTGAGGCGCTAAGTTCAGAATTTGGAGGAGACCTTGCAGCCCAACTATTCCGGGAAGCGGGTATCCCCATCAACGCCGCCTGATTTTGTATCGCGCGGGAAGCTGGCGAAGGCAAAGCAGAAAACGGCTATCCGTCAGGCGAAGGCGAAGTGCCGCTGGGATTATGAATTTCGCGGTAACATGGGAAAAGCCTTCGATGAGGCTGTGCTGGCGTATGAAGAGGTTTTGCTTTGCGGCGCGGCTGGCACTGGCAAGACCCTCCGCATTCTACAATTCATCAACTGGGTAATGTGGGAATTCCCAGGCGCGAGGGCTTTGATTATTCGTGCTGTTCGAGCGGATTTGGCGCAAAGCACGCTCGTGACGTTCGAGCGCGATGTGATGGGCTTGGATAATCCTGTTGTCACGAATGTTTCGAGGCAATATCGACTGAGCTACAAATATCCGAATGGTTCGGAAATTGTGGTTGGCGGCATGGATAGACCTGGCGCGGTACTTTCGGCGGAATATGACATCATCTATCCTGCTGAAGCCGTGCAATTTTCGCTGGCAGAATGGGAAATGATGATTATGCGGCTGGGGAGAGGTGTTTATCCTCACGCTATTCTGCTGGGCGATACAAACCCCGATAGACCTGACCACTGGCTAAAACAGCGTGTTGATAGCGGCCTGGTCAAGATGCTGAACACATACCACAAAGATAACCCTGCCTGGTGGGATGGCGAAAATTGGACGGAAAAAGGGAATCGCTATGTTAATGGAAAGCTGGCGAGACTCACGGGCGTTCGCAAAGAGCGCTATGTTCATAATCGCTGGGCAGTGGCTGAAGGCGCGATTTACGATGAATGGAATGAGGATATTCACGTTATTTCGCCAGATAAAGTGCCGAATTTTGTACGGCGATTCCGCTCGATTGACTTCGGTTTTCGCCATCCGCTTGTTATTCAATGGTGGGGCGTTGACCATGATGGGCGGCTTTATCGCTATCGGGAGATTTATCAGACTGGATTGCTGGTTTCTGACGCGGCGATAGAGATTTTTCGACTGGAAGCGGGATTATCTAAGGAAGAGCTTGAAGCGCTGGCAGAGCAGCATAAGGACAGCGATAAGACAAACGGAAAATTCTGGCGGGAACTGAGAGCGAAGGCAGCCGCGAATGAAAGAATTGAGTTTTCGGTGGCTGACCATGATGCTGAAGACCGGGCCACGCTTGCCAAATATGGGATTATAACAAAAGCAGCGAATAAAGCTGTGCGAAATGGGATTCAGGCTGTTCAGGAGCGTTTGCGCGTTCAAAAAGATGGTAAAGCGAGACTCTTCTTCGTTCGCGGCGCTCGTGTTCAGATGGATATTGAATTGAAGGAAGCCGGCAAGCCGACTTGTACCGAAGAAGAAATGGGCGGCTATGTGTGGAGCGATGCCAGTAAAAAGGAAGAACCCGTGAAAGCTGATGATCATGGCGCTGACGCAAGTCGTTATGCTGTGATGGCGGTTGATGTTATCGGGAAAGCGAAGAGTCAGAAGAAAAATCCATTTTATACATAATCCCCACCCCTAACCCTCCCCGCTTCGCAAGGAGGGAGATGGAAATTGGAGGAATGATATGCCTGCTGTATTGAAAAAATATGAGCCGCTTGATAAGACGCTCATGGAGATTTACGACAAAGAGCGCAAAGAGCGGAATGAGGCGATTAATAAGCTCTGGCAATGGCGCGAAGGGCATCATCCCGCGACTCTGGAAGTGGTTGCTGGGGAGCGCGATGATAACCTTTATTTCAATCTGGCAGGGCAAATCATTGATGATATTGGCGAATTCATGGGCCAGCCGCAAATCGTGGCGGAAGGCGAGAATGCCGAAACTGCCAATGAACTGCTGAAGCTGGTTTTTGAAACGAATGTTTTCGGCGAGATGGCGGCGGATGCCATCGAAGCGGGGAATGTCGCCGGTCATGTTTTTTTGCGATTGGCGATTCCTGATGGCACGCCCACGCAAGGCGAAATGCCGCAATTTGATGAAGATGATTTGCCTGAATTTTCGCTGCTGGATGCGCGATATGTGGCTGTCTTTTGGGATATAACGCGAGTTGGCACAAAAAAGGCGCGGCTTTGGTATCGGCTCATGTGGGAAGTGGGCAAAGATATTTATATGCAGGATATTGTGCCTGATTTTCTGCTGAAAACAGAGGATGAAGAAGCCGAGGATGTCTGGTGGATTATCGAATATGTGGGCAAGAACAGCAGCAGCAAATTCGAGGAAACTGCGCGGCAAGTCTGGCCCTATCCCTTCGCGCCGATTGTTGACTGGAAGAATGCGCGGAAACCTCATTCCTTTTATGGCAATACCACACTCACGGAAAGCAGCTTGCGGCTGAATAATGGCGTGAATTTCGTGGCAAGCAACATCGGCAAAATCATCAAATTCCACGGGCATCCGAAAACGATTATCACGGGATTGCCTGATTCTGGTGATATTGATGTTCGCCCAGATGGGTTGGTGACGTTCCCAATCGGCAAGAACGATGGTTTGGATGTGTTTAATCTCGAAATGCAGAGCGATTTGGCTTCTTCATCCCATTTTCTTGAAAAGCTGGAAAGCCGTTTTTTCAGCGAACGGCGCGTTTTAGACCAGGCGGCGATTAAGGATAAAGTTGGCGGCTTGACGAATTTCGGCGTGCGGATGCTGTATCTCAATATGCTGCTGATGATTGATGAGAAACGCAAGCTTTACGGCGATGGTTTCGCGGAGCTGGCGCGGCGGATTCTGGCGATGTTTGGCATCGATGGCGTGACAATTGTCACGCGATGGACTGACCCCTTGCCTGTGAATCGGGCTGAGTTGGTGGCAGCCGCCGAAACTGAAAAGCAGATTGGCGTGACTTCGCCGCAAACTTTGGCGAAGGAATTAGGCCGCGATTATGATGCTGAGTTGCAGAAACGGCAAGAATCATCGAAGGCTGAGGCGGAATTGAAAATCAATGAGCGCGTGAAGATGAATGAACGGGGCGTTTTCTAATCCCCACCCCTAACCCCTCCCCGCTTCGCAAGGAGGGGATTCGCTGGGAATCATTTTGACATCTTGTCAGTAGGTGCATTTTGAAAACAGACAAGTTTCTGATGATTATCCTCTTTGGAGTGCTATTGATTGCGCTCGTGCGTTTGATAGCAGAAGAAGAATGGTATCTGGTAGCAAGTTTGATTAGCGGACTCATTATGGCACGGAGAGATATTCGCAAGCTTTTCAGCAAAAAGGAAAAAGCCGATGAGCCAAGATGCTGATGGAACTGCTGAAATCATTCGGCGGAATGACTGGCGGCAAGAAATGGCGCAATTTGACGCCCAGAGCAGCCAGCGTTTGCTCGATGCTTATGAAAATATCCTGCCAGAAATTGAAGCGACGGCGAATCGGCTTGTTCAGGCATTAGTACACGGCGATGAAACTACAAATCTCGTGAGCCTGCCGGAATATATTGATTTGCTGGCGACGGTAAAAACCGAGATGGATGGGTTTTCGCAGATATTAGGGCAAGAAGTGAATGCCGGCAATACTGCGGGGATACAGGCGGGTTTGAACGCTTCGCAAAATATGGTGAATGCTTCGGCTGGCGTGAATGTTGGCGGTTGGGTTCGACCTGACCCCGGTGCTGTTCGCGCTGCTGTGAATTATGCGGATAGCCCTGAAATGCGTCTGGCTTTGTCTCAATTTGGGGAAAATGCCGCGAATCATATCGCCGATTTGCTAATTACTGGTGCTGCCCAGGGGCGAAATCCCAGGCAAGTCGCCGGGATTATTTCTGATTGGACAAATATTCCGTATTCCTGGGCGGAGAATATCAGCCGAACGACTCAGATTTATGCGGCGCGAGATGCTACACACGAAGGCTATCGGGCAAATCCGGGCATCGTTACCGGTTGGATGTGGCTGAGCGCGAAGGATAGGCGGACTTGCATTTCGTGCTGGTCTATGGATGGAATGATTTTCCCCATCACGCGGAATCTGAATGATCATCATCGGGGAAGATGCACGCCAGCGCCGATAACACGGGCTTCACGCTGGAATATCGGCTATCGCACGGGGCGTGAGCGCTTCGCAGAATTGAGCGAAGCGGATCAACGGGCCATCTTTCATAATAATGCGCTGTATGACGCATGGAGAAATGGGGATGTTGGCTGGGATGATATGAGCGAACCTTATCAGAACGGTATTTTCGGCGAGATGCAACGGGCTTCTTCGCTGAGCAGCATCGAAAGGCGGCGAAATGGGCAATAACTACCGAATGATGCGCTGGCGTCAACAGTTCTGGGCGATTATGGATTGCGATGAAAAAGGCAGGCCGAAGACGATGGAGCCTGTTTTTCATTCTAAAAACCTGAATGAAGTGAAGGCGAAGCTGGCGGAACTGACGCCCTCACCCCTATCGGCGGCGCAAAGTGACAGCACGCCTCCCCTTCTCCCGAACGCTGCGCTAGGAGAGGGGAGCGAAGGCGATGATAGCGGGATTTTGATTGATGATGTTGTGCCGTACATTCCCCTAAAAACTATCAATCCCAAAAAGAAGAAGGAATAAGCACATGAAAATCGGTGACATAGTTTTTCTAGGCGAAAATATGCCCTGGCACGTTAGAAAACCACATATTGATTGGCGTGGACATGTTGAAACTGCTGATTATAACGGATACGCCAAAATCACAGAGATCAATGGCGATGTCATCACTGTTTATGGATTGATGTCTCATCTGCCACCAAAACCCTACCCTTGCATATCAATGCCTGTTGATTATCGAATTGTTGAAAACGAATGGGTTTGTCTGCAAGATGTAAAGACCCCTCCCGATTGGGATTATGATTCAACATTGAAGGTAATGACAGACCCTGAAATTTATGCGAAACGCTACAAAAAGGATTAAGCTTATGGATTGGCCCAACAGGATTGAAGGAACAATCGAAGCTGATGAAGTGATTTTGGGACGTGGCGTTGTCGTTGAAAAAGGTGTGGTGATTCGCGGCAAACACGGCCCAATGAAGCGGCTCGTGCTGGGCGATTTCTGCTACATTGGCGAAAACACAAAAATCCTTTGCCCTGAATTTCGGTTGGGCGATTACAGCAAATTGAATGCTTATTCGTTCTGTCATGGGCAGGAAGAATTGCAGATTGGGCGAAACTGTTGGATTGGCGGCAATGTTGTGCTGGATAGCCAGGGCGGATTGTGCATTGATGATGGCGTGGGGATTGGAGCGCATTCGCAGATTTGGACGCATTGCCAGTTCGGCGATATTGTCGAAGGCAGCCGCTTCTTCTCGCGGAATTATATGCACATCGGACGCGATGCATGGTTTGTTGGCTGCTGTCTTGTTTCGCCAGTGAAGGTTGCTGCGAAGAGTATGGCGCTTTTAGGCAGTGTTATCACGAAGGATATGGAAGAAAATCGGATTTATGGCGGATTGTCAGTGGATTTGACTGAGAAGATGGGCGGAGGGCAGTTTCGAGAACATTCGATTGATGAGAAGGCGGGAATCCTCCGCAATCTCATTCGGATTTTTGAACAACAAAACCCCTGTTTTGTTGGCAATCAATTGATAGTTGTTCGTGATACTTCGGAAATTTGGGGTTTGCCTGCTGGCTTTACAGTTTTTGATGTTTCGCGGCGGACATACACTCAGACTTACAGCGAAGTCGAAGTGATGTTCCTCAAGGCAAATACTCCGCTCATCAAATTCACGCCCGAAGGAAAGCCGCCATTTGTCACGCCACGATGATACCCGATAACCGTTTTTCCCGCATGGAATCAAAAACGGGCTTATTTGCCCGTTTGTTGTTTCTTCTTCCCCGATTTATATTCATACGTGCTAGGAGTGTGGCCTAAAGCCTTCACTTCTTTGCGCACGGCCTGACGAATGAACTGCGTTACATTTAGGCCAAGTGATTGTGCGATGGACTCAATCTGTGCATATTCGTTTGGCTCATAGTCGATTGGCAAGCGCTTGTTTGATGTTGGCATGGTATAATTCCTTTGTCCGTGTAGGACTTCTGATTTTCTCGCCCGTATAGGGTGTCCAGGATTGCCCTCTGCTAGCACAGAGGGCTTTTCCGTTTTAGTAATTGGTCACTTGGAATTTGCGAACGCTGTTTGCATAAACCTTGTAGCCATAACCTTCGCTGCAAGTAACCTCACCGCCACCAGCGCCGAAAGCCACATTTACAGCAGCGCGAGCAGCCGCAGGTGTAAGTTTGGCAAAACCGTTCAAACGAACATCGCTTGTGAAAACTTGGTATTCAGGGTGGGTAACTGTGCGGCGAACTGTAACTTCTAACATGATATTGCTCCTGTAGCTTCTGATTTTCTGTCAAGCTTGATTGCTTAACTATCTATAGTATAGCATGGTTGTACAACCATTGTCAATTACGGAAATATTACAGTTTTAGATTGCATTCGATAAGGCGACTTATTTGGCGTTGACGCGATACATACAATTTAGTTAGACATTTTGGGGCGCTGGCTTGAGGTCAGCGCTTTTGATTCTGAGGCGGATGGATGGAAACGCTGGTTGAAACTGCGATGTATAACGCGCTGCTGGCGAATAGCAATGTCACGGCGCAAACGAGCGAAGTCTATCCTGTTTTCGCGCCCAGCACAGCAGGGGGAAGCTATGTGCTGATTATTCCGAATGCTGGCGGGAAAACGAACGATGCCAATGATGATAATGTCGATTTGCGCTATGCCGTTATAGGTGTTTCGCCCGATGTGAACAAGGCTCTCGCGCTGGCTGATGCAATTCGTGAGACCTTCAAAGATGCCAGCCTGACGCTTGGCAGTGGATGGAGCGCCTATCGCACGCAAATTCTGACCATGATTCGACAAGTCGAGCACGTTGACCGTGTTTCATACTTTCGATATGGGCATATTGTCAGAATCAGGGCGAATAAGCCCAACTAAAAGGCAAATTAAACATGGCACGTCATGTTGGTAATGAACTATATGCCAGCTTCAAAGGTGTGGTTATCTCGAATATTCCATTCCGTACCTTTGACCCTGGCCTGGAAGAGGAAATGGCGGAGGGTTCAGGCGGCACAGATGCCATCCGCAATTATGTCAAGACGATTGACAAGCTTGAACCCAGCTTCGAATGGGTTCCCGACAGCGGCACGGCTGGGACTGCTGCTGCTGCTGTTCTCGAAGAAGGGCAGTCTGGCACGCTGCTATGGGGCAAATATGGCACCGCTGCGGGGAATCCGAAATGGGGTGTTGTTTGCCGCGTGGTGAAGGCCCAGCCCAAGCAGCAATACGATGATGTACAGGTCGAAGCCGTGAAATTCGTTGTCACTGACGGCGCATACGTTTTCGATGGGCGCACGGCTGTCTGGCCATAGTTGGAATCTGAAAAGGTGATGTGATGGCGAACGATGTTAAGGCTTTGATTGCCGAAGAAAAACAGAAGGCTCAGGCTCAGGCGCTACAGGTTTCCGTTGATTTGGATGCGTTCACGGCAGGGAATGTGAATGAATTTCTGGCGGCGAATCGTGCCAACGATATGAACAAAATCACGGATGCAATCATCCCATTCATCCTGACTATTCCCAAAGAATGGGGTGATTCTAAGGCGCGAGAAACTTACCTGAAAATCCCCTTCCTTGTCTGGAAACAGATTGTTCAGCACATCGCCGACATCATCAACGCGATGTCTTCAAAAAACTAGGGAGGCGTGTCTGGTTCCTTTTGGTTTTTGGGACTGAAATGTGCGAAGGCACGCCCGAAGAACTTGATGAAGTTGGCCGTTGGAAATATCAGCGCTGGAAGCTAACTCAGCTTTTGCCTGCATTTAAGCCGGCTGACTTTGACGCGATGGAAGATGCGCCCTGGTGGCTGCGCGATTTTATTGATGTGAAACGCTACGAATTGAATGACTGCGTGGCGATTCTGAACGCGCAAAAAAGGGCCAAACGAAAGCCTGAAACGCGATGACAATCGCTGCAACACTTGATGTTATCGTTGGTGCCGATACGGGCCAACTCGGAAGCGGTTTGCGTGATGCTGACCGTCAAATTAATAACTTCGCCCAGAACGGCGAGAATCGGATAGGCCGTTTTGCTGCGCGTGTTGGTGCTATTGCTGGCGGCGCTTTCATTGGTATTGGCGCATTTGCTATTAATGCGGCCAGCGAATGGGAATCGGCATTCGCTGATGTTGAGAAAACGGTTGATGCCAGCGCTGAAGAGTTGGCGGAGCTTGAAGATATTCTCCGCAATATGGCGACTGATGAAGTGCTGGGCAGTCTTGATAATGCGCATACATCATTAGCACAGATTGCGGCGGAGGCCGGGGCGCTGGGCGTTGAAACATCGGCAATTGATGAGTTTACGGAGAGTGTCGCGGCGCTGGATGTTGCCAGCGATTTAACAGCGGAATCGGCGGCGAACTTTGCGGCACGATTTGCGAACGTGACTGGCCTCGATATTGCTGCTGATATTGATAATCTTGCCGATACGATTGTCACGCTTGGCAATAACATGGCGGCAACCGAAACCGAAATTGCGGCTTTCGGCGAACGCATGGCATCGCTTTCCGCTTTTGGCTGGAATCCGGCGGACATTCTGGGCTATGCCGCTGCAATGGCTTCGCTGGGTCTTACGGCTGAGCTGGGCAGTACGAATTTCATCAAATCCGTCACGGATATGACAACGGCTGTCGCCAACAGCACACCAGAGCTTGAAGTCTGGGCAGCAACGGCGGGAATGACGGCTGATGAATTCACTGAGCTGGCAAACTCTGACCCCGAAGGCGCGTTTAATGCATTTCTGGCTGGTTTGGCGGGAATGGATATTGATGAACAGCTACAGACGCTGAATGCACTGGGCATCACGGGCCAAGAACAGCAACGGACGCTTCTCACGCTGGCTGAGGGTTATGATACTGTCACGCAAGGCGTTGAAATTGCCAACGAAGCATGGGCCGGCAACGGCGCGGCGATGGCTGAAGCTCAGGCAAAAGCAGATACACTGCAAGGCGCAACCAATCGCCTTCACAATACGATAACTGAACTCGGGATTGAGCTGGGCGAGAAATTTGTCCCTGGTCTGGCTGATGTTGCGGATGGATTTTCAGAAATTCTCGATGGCAATCCAGATGAAGGCTTTGCTGATATTGGCACTGGGATGAAGGATATTGCTTCAGGCATTGGCGAAATCGTCACAGGGGTTGAAGGCTTCGACTTCCAAAGCACGATAGACGAGTGGAATTTCGTGTGGATGGCGCTGCAAGCCGTAACGCAAGATATTTTGCAGGATGTTCGGCTTTTCTTTTTGAATCTGGAACGTGAAATGTTAACTGGCCTTCTGGCTGTCTTTGAGGCTACGAACGTCAACGGTATTAACGATGAGCCTATTTTAGGATTGCAAACCAGAATCAGTGCGATTGTTGATGAAGAGCAGGCTATCGCTGCGGCACGGCAGATTGAAGATGATGTTAATGCACAGCTAGCAAGCGGAGAGCCAATAAATCTTGAGGCTGATGTAACGTTTACTACGGCAAGTGGGGAAACGTTCACGATGAATATGCAAGATTTGCTGCTTAATCCAGAGATTCTGGCTGAGCTGGATCCGATGACGCTTGAGACTCTGCGAACTCAGGTTGAACAAGAGATTCAGGATGCTGTTTTGAGCGGTGACAGCACAGCGCTGGCGCTCAATATGACGATTGCCGCGAATCTTGGCATGGATGCAGACCAGATTCTGGCTGATGCAACTGAACAACTCGAAACGGATATTGCGGTAGCAGTGGCAACGGGTGACCAGGCGGCGCTGGATGCGTTAATACCTGCTGCGATTGCTCTGGGGATAGATGTTGATGCCATTGTGAACGATGTTCTTGCAGGTATTGATGGCGGCCTGGCAGGTGCTGAGGTTGATGCAACAGTCACGGCGAATATCACGATTGTGGCTGGAGAAGTTGTGAATGAGGCTGCTGCGACGGTTATTGCAACCATCAACGGAATGTCCACATCAACGACGACTACTGGCACAACGGGAGGAGGAGGATCTGGCGGTATGGAGCTTGATGAGCATCACAGCGGGGGTATTTTTAAGGCACCACATGGTCAATCCGAAGCGATTGCTTTGCTCGAAGATGGTGAAGTTATTCGCACGCAAGAGCAAGAGGCCGCGCTGGGATCGCGCATGGGTCAAGGGATGGGCGGAAATTACAATGTAACCGTCTATGGTTCATCGCCTTATGAAGTGCTGGAAATGACACGAAGGGCCGCCAGAGATGAGGGTTATGGATAATGGCGATTTCGTGGAAAGTATACCTAGACTGGGATAACGATGGCTTTGGCGCGGGTGATGAAATCAGCGCTTACGTGCTGGAAGCCAGTTGGAATAATGGTCTAAGTACTGGCGATGAATTGACGGCTGGTGAGCAGAATGCAAGGCTTCAGCTAAAAAACTGGGATAAGCGGTTTTCGCCAGAATATTCGGGCGGGACTTATTACGGCAAGTTTGTGCCGAAGCGGAGAATGCAGATTCGTGCTGTTGATGACGGCATAGGGACTGTCATTATGTGGAGCGGCTATTATGAGCGTATTGAGCCACAAGCCGGAGAAAACCGCGACAAGCAAGCGACACTTTACGGCGTTGGCCCCAAGACTTATTTAGAACAGCACAATTATCATGCTCAGTTGATTGAGAATGAGACTGCTGATGCAATTATTGAGCAGATTCTTGTTGATACAAAAGAATTTCCCGTTGGGATGGAGCCTGGTTTCACGGTTAATCATGCGACACTTGGCACGGTTGGGAATGTTTTGCCTGACCATACGACAGGGATTAATTTTCAGGTTGGGCAAAACAGCTTCCCATTTGTTGGGGACAAATGGGGGGAAAACACAAGCGCATATCAAGCGATTGCGGATGTTGTTAAAGGTGAGCGCGGTCGCTTCTTCTTCGACAGGGGCGGAACGGCACGATTTTGGAATCGGAAACATATCCAGAGTCTTTATCTGAGCCAGGGAACCATCGCTGACCCCATGACGATGGATTATGAATACGGGAATATTGTCAATCAAGCCAATGTGAAGGTTTGGCCGCGAACGATTTCTTCGGGGAGCAGCGAAACGCTCTGGCAGCTTGATGATGACGTTGAGATTCCAGCTCGCTCAGAGAAGGTTATTCGGGCAAATTACAACGAAGCTGATAAAGAATTGCAGATTGCCGGGCGGAATTTTCAGCCGCCCGTGTTCACTTACCAGAATCCGCGAAGATGGATTGAGCAGCATGTTGAGTTAGCGGCGAAAAGCGCAAAAATTACATTGCGCAATAACGGCCCCCGCGATCAAACGCTAACGAACTCTATTATTTATGGACAAAAATTAGTTTCTCAGCGTGTTCAGACGATTGAACGCGAAGATGCGTCAAGCACGATGGTTTATGGCAAGCGAAGGGTGACAATTGACACGGGTGTTATGAATGATTTGGATTTGGGTATCGCTGTGGCTTCCTATGAAAGCACACGAAAAGCTCAACCTATTGGAATTGCGAAATCTGTCACAATTCGATCTGGACGCTTCCCCAGCAGCCAGACGCTGGGATACACGATGGGAACCGTGATTGCCGTTAGTGATGCGCAGCTGGCTCACGATTCGCAATATGTGATTGTGGGCGAACGGCACACTGTCCGCGAAGGGATGAAGCTACATGATGCAACATTCATTCTCAGCCCGATTTCACAGAACAAGACCCTGCTGGTCAGCGTGACTGGAAGGGATGAACTCGATGGAACGAATGTAGTGGGGTATTGACGATGCCTTTTACAACTCCTGTAACAGATTGGGCGGCTGGCGATCCGGTGTTGTACACGGATATGAATCGCATTGAAGCGAATACGGAAGCGCTCTGGGATCCGCCATCGCAAACGAGCGGTTTCCTCGATGTGAGCGATTACACCATCAACAGCGCTACTTATGCCAATATCGACGGCACGAATTTATCGCGGACGATTACCATCACAGGCGATACGGTTATTGTCACTTTCACCGGTGTCCTTGGCGGCGCAAGAAAAACTTACCTCGATGTGCATGTTGATAGCGCTCGAATTGCTGGAGATGACGGTGTTTGGCAATGCGCTCAGGCTGCGGGGACTGACAGAATTCCGATTACTTTGTTTGTCCGTATAACAGGGCTTTCGGCAGGAGACCACACTTTCACATTGATGTGGAAGAATGATGCAGGCGGCTCTTCAACCTTGTATGGCGGCAACGGCTCTGCCGGTGAACAAGTGCATCCCAAGATGGATGTTTTCGAGGTGAGTTGATGGAAATAACACGCGAAATCAATGGACTGGGAAGCAATAAGGCCCTGCTGGAATTTCTGGGCGAAGTTCGCAAGCTCACGCCGAATACCCTGGGGAATTTATCGCGCGGGAATCTGGCCGTGTTTCTGGTGGATGATGCGATTTCGCCAGCGAATCAAATCGCTGTTCAGAATGCGCTGAATTCGATTGACACGCTCAGCATCAATAAGAACAAAGCCGCGATTCTGCCAAATGGCACGGATACGGTGACGTTTACGCATAACACGGCCCAGCCATCGGTGAAGTGGTTTTGTTACCGGGATGGTGAATTGTATGCTTCGGGAACTGAGGCGGCTGTTGCTGGCGTTGTTACACTGACGCTGGCTGTGAATGTTGCAGGGACTTATGCAGTGCATATCGTCAATTTGAACGGCGTTGGCAGCGGTTCTAGCCAAGTGCTTGCGGAGGCTTAAATGGGTGTGATTAGTCCCAATACTCCGGCTGGGAAAAAGCTGGATGCGAAATCGGAATTTGTGGATGCGAAGGCGGAGTCGGTTATCACTGAAATCAATGCCGATATTGCGATTCTGGATGGAAGCCCGACAAATGCCCAAGTGATTCAGGTGATTAGGCGATGCCTTATTCGGCAGCGCAAGATTATTAAGTATGTGGCGAGTCTTGACTGAACTCATAAGATAAGGGAAATAGCGCTGGCTTGAAGCTGGCGTTTCTGTTTCAGAGGATGCGATGGAAAGTCTCAAACCGCTCATCTTAAGCTGGCGTGAGTTGGCTGAAGTGATGTCGCCGCTTCATCTCTGGGAAAAAGGCGATGTGGACGCGCTGCATGATATTTGGAAATTCGGCGCTCCAAGCCCACAATCCCGAATTCTTGTACTGAAGAATTACGATGAGCGCAAGGCGCAAGCGGGGAATTTTGAGGCACGGATTATCTTCCCGAAGATGCTCACGAAATGGATTATTGATGTGGCATTTAAGCGGGGAATAGCTATGACTGAGATGCAGGCCATCGCCCTCACGCAGGGACATGTGATTTAGGAGATAAGCTCGATGCTTTATCGTAAAAGTTTCACGCTTTTCAGCGACGATGAAAAGACTGGCGGATTGATTCCGCCGACAAATCAGCCAAACGCCGGGCAAAAACCAGAAGCCAGTGGTGAAGAAATGCCCGATTTCGTCAAAGAACCTGACAAGGCGTGGAAAGAAATTCAGAAATTGCGGAAAGAATCAGCCGGTTATCGTGACCAGCGTAACGGCAGCCGTGAGGAATTCGCGGCGATCATGAATCTGCTGGATGGGCGTTTGCCGAAGCAGGAAAATGCGCCAGATGCTGACCCTGTGAAGGGACTGGAAGCGCGAATCGCGGCGTTTGAAGCTCAACAAAAAGAGGCTTTGAGCGCGGCGGCGAAAGAAAAGCATGAGGCGCTTCGCCTGAAAGTTGCTGCTGAAATCTTTGGCGACAAAGTCGGCGGCGATAACAAGGCCGAAGTTTTAGCGATTCTGGCAGCACGTTTGAACGGCGCTGATGAGGCGAGTTTACGCGAAGATGCGAAGGCTCTGGCGGCGCTGATGCCGAACCCGCAATGGAAAAATCAGACAACAAATGCTTCGCCCAGCGGCAATCCTGTGACTGAGACGCATGAACAGCGAATCAGACGCTTGAGAAGCGGCGGCGATGCAAAAACTTCATTTGGCTAATATGGTGAGAGGTCACTATGAGCAGCATTAGTAAAGTATCAGACCTCAATAGTCTTTTCGACAACATCATTGATGATTCGCTCTCGGTTTTACGGGCGGATAATCTGATGGTGGCTGGCGGACTTGTTACCCGGAAAAATGCGCGCGGGTTTGCTGACCGCAAAATTCCGAAATGGAATACGGCGACGGTGACAACGAAGGCTGAAGGCGATGACTACACAGGTCATACGACTTTTGAAAAAACCGAAGCGGCGACTATTACGCCTGCTGTTTCGATGTCGGGCTTCATTCTCACAGATGAGATGATTGCTACTGAATCTGAAGGTGATTTACAGGCGCGTGCGGCGAATGAACTGGGCGGCGCGATTGCATCCGATGTTGATGTGAACATCATGGAGCTGTTCGCCAGCTTCAGCACAACCAAAGGCACGGCGAATAACGCTTTGACTTTGACGCATGTGGCGGCGGCGATTTCCGTTATCCAGACAAACAAGGCTCGTGGGGGCATCAATGTTGTGCTGCATCCTTATGGCTGGCACGACATCTGGGTTCAACTTGGGCAGCCTTCGGCTAATCAGGCGCTTCTGGGCGAAATCGCAAATGAAGCACTTCGCCAATTCAATGTGGCGCGGCAACTGGGCGCGGATTGGTATTCTAATCCGAATGTGAGCATTGATGGCAATGCAGATGCTTCCAGCGCTGTGCTGACATTGGAAGCCATCGTTTATGACGAACGCGAAGCCTTCATGATGGAACCTGAACGCGACGCTTCCCGCAAAGCGTGGGAACTGAATGGTTCTATTGGCTATGGCATCGGCATTCAACGGCAAGAAGCAGGCGTGGAGCTTCTCCACGATGCTACTGAGCCTACTTAGGAAGGTGCGAAATGGGCGCTTTTGGTGGATTGATTAAGCACACGGCGTTGCTGAATATCGAAACTGACCCTGCTGGCAACGATGTTTATCAGCTTATGAGGATGCCGGCTGCGGCGACTGTGATTGGCGCTTACTATGTAGGCGAAAATGCTCAGGCGGCGGGAACGGGTATCACCTTCCAGCTTCTGAACTACGGCACGGCGGGAACGGCTGTCCAGAGCGGCGGCACGGTTACGAACGCGCTGGGAACAGGTATCGCGGCGGATGTGCCAACGGCTTTTACCGTGAACGCAAGCCAGGCTCAGCTTGATGAGGGTGAATGGTTGGTTTGGCTTGGTACCGAAGTCGGCGGTGGCTGGCAGTCGGGAGACCGCTATCAGCTACAGGTGGATTACGTGCTGGGCAAGTAATCCAGATTCGAATGATTTTGAGTGAAATCCCCTGCCTTTGCAGGGGCTTTTTTTATTCCCCTTTTCAATCCCCATACAATAAAGATAGATGAAAATGTAAGGATTTGAGCATGGAAGAACGCAAATTAAAGATTTTGTGGCAATCGAACGCGCCCTGGGCACCGAGCGGATACGGAAACCAAACGGATATTTTCACAAAGAAGATGATTGCTGATGGGCATGGCGTGATTATCGCCGCGCATTATGGCTTGCACGGGGCGATGTTGAGGCCGCAAGCAGATCTGACAATTTTGCCCAGTGGCTTTCATGCTTATGGTGATGATTTGATGGCGGCTCATGCCCAAATGCACAGGCCCGATATTTATATTTGTTTGCAGGATATTTGGGTGCTTTCGGCGAATTCGATTAAGGCGGCGGATGCTACGTTTTGGGTGCCGATTGACCATAGCCCGATTACGCCCAGTGTGAAGGCACGGCTGCATTTCTGCAAAAGTATCTGGGCAATGAGCAAATTCGGGCTGAAGGAAATGCACAACGCGGGGATTTTCGCGGATTATGTTCCTCATGGCGTGGATACCGGTATTTTCAAGCCAATCGACAGGGAAGAAGCGCGGCGCAAGCTGAGTATTGATAAGGATACCTTTGCTGTGGCGATGGTGGCAGCGAATAAGGGTTTTCCCAACAGGAAGAGCATCCCCGAAGTGATTAAGGCGTGGGCGGCGTTCGTCAAGAAATATCCGAAAAGCATTTTGCATCTTCATACTCAGCCGTTTGATACCCCTGGCAACCATGGGCTTGATATTCCTCAATTGATGGCGTTTCATGGGGTTAGTTCGGAGCATGTTCGTTTGCCAGACGATTATCGCTACATGATGAATCAGTATTCGCCTGACACGATGAACACGCTTTACAACGCTGCTGATGTGCTGCTGGCTCCATCTCGCGGGGAAGGCTTTGGCATTCCTGTGATTGAGGCGCAAGCGGCTGGATGCCCTGTGATTGTTTCGGATTTTAGCGCCCAACGGGAACTTTGCGGCTCTGGTTGGCGACTGGAAGTAGACCCCTTCGATGATATGGAATTTACGCTGCAAGGCAGTGAACAAGCGCGGATTCGGCCTTCGCTGATTTTCAAGGGATTGGAAGCGGCATTGGAAACGAAGAATAACCAGGCGATGCGCGATACGGCACGAGAATTCGCTATGCAGTATGACGCCCAGTTGGTTTGGGAAAAATACATGAGGCCAGCGATTTTCAAGGCTGCGCGAAATCGGGATGAAGAAAAACGGCGCAAAGAGGCACGGTTGGCGCTCCATGTTTTACCCCCATCCCCAACCCTTCCCCATAGCGATGAGGAAGGGAGCAAAAAGCGCGAATGGACTTGCAGCCATTGTGGAAAAATTTCTACTGAACCTTCTGCCGCTGTATCGAGAATCATCGGAGGGATTTATTGCAGCACTAAATGTGTTCAGGATGCCGAACTCTTAGTAGATAATAAGTGGCTTGATGAGTTGCGTTCGGGATGGGATAAAAATCTTGAAACGGCTGAGGATGTAGGAAAATGAAAATCGGGATTTTGAGCGATACGCGGATGGCGACTGTTGACAGTGGCAGTCATGGTTTGGGGCGGCTCGTGATTGATTTGGCAAAGGGGTTGAAAGCCAAAGGCCACGAGATTATTTTGCACGCGGGGCAGGGTTCGGCGCTCGATGGCGTGACAATTGTCACGGCTCAGGATGAAATCAGCCGCGCTGCGATGCTGGATACCCAAAGCGTGGATGCCTGGTTAGATTGCAGCCATACCCATCAGGTGAGTTACGAAAAGCCTGATTTTGGGAAAATCGTCAATTTTATGATGGATTGGGAATGTAAGTTTCGCCCCCCCAACACGATTTCAGGGACTGAGGTGATGCAATCGCGCTATGGCGGCGAAATTGTGAGGGTTGGAATTGATATTGATGCTATCCCTCATCCTGTTGGCCTCGATGGTTCGGCTAAGGCACGGCGATTCTGGATGTATGCTGCGAAAATCCATCCGCAAAAGGGGTATGATTTGGCGCTGGAATTCTTTCAGCGATTGCCGCGCGGCGAAGAATTTTTCTTCTTCGGGCAGTTGCTGACAACGGAAAATGTTCCGAATTGGCGCGGCGAAATCCATGAAAAGGCACGGTTTTATGATTTGCTGCATACGGCGAAGGCGCTTGTTCATCCAGCACGGGTTGATGCTGGTGGGCGGGTTTTGCTGGAAGCTGCTGCGTGCGGCTGTCCTTCGATTGTGCTGGATTGGAAAACAAGCGGAAACGCTTCGCACGTAAAGGACTGCGTTTCGGGCTTTATTTGCGCGGATGTGGCTGAAATGCTGGATGCTGCAAACGATGTGCAATGGCTTGATGCGAAGAAAATGCGCGAATGGGTTGCTGATGAGCATAGTCTGGCGAAGATGGTGGATGGTGTTGAGAAGGCGCTGAATCGTGTCGCCAGCGGGGAGCGATGGTAATGTTCTGGCTTTGCATCAAGGATTATGATGGCTCACGCAAAGAGCGATTGGTTCGATCTGGCGATTTTGTTGGTGTGGCATCGCTTGATGCTTTGAGAGCGCGGGTTGAGAACGCGAATGAACGATTTCGGGCGATGGCAATCGTGCTTGCACATCAGCCAAAAGCAAATGAGACTGTGAATATTTTCAATTGCGCGGCTACATTTGGCTGGAATGGCTTTTCTGGCAGTGGGAAACAAGTTCATAAATCGCAATGGTTTATCAACCCAAACAAGGGTTTTTGGGAAGATTTAGACTGGAAATGGTGAGCTATGGCAGCGCGAACGGGAATGAGCAATCTCATCACGGAGATGCGTTCAAATTGTAATGTTGGCACAGCAGATTACACGGCTGGCGGCGTTTCCTACTGGACTGACGAGCAGCTTCAGGAGGTGCTGGATAAATATTCGATGCGAATCCAGCGTGAATTGCTGGCATCTGAGAGAGAATGGCAAACGGGCGGCTCCGCGATTTATGTGAATTATCAATTTAAGGAAACGTATCCCGAAGAAGCTCCCAGTGGCACAAGTATCTGGCTCGTGCAAGATGGCGATGGTTCGGCAATCGGCACGGCGACTTACAGCGTGAATTATAAGCAGAGGCGAATCACGTTTAACGCGAATACGGAAGGCGAGGCGCGTTATCTGAGTTATTATTCCTTCGACTTGTATCGGGCTGCTGCTGAGGTTTGGGAGAAAAAGGCGGCGCATGTTGCGGAGCGCTTTGATGTTGAGACGGATAATCACAATCTGAAACGTTCACAGCTTCATGCGATGTACATGGCACGAGCGAAGGATATGCTGAAAAAGGCCAAAATCGGCAAAGTGGGCTTCGGGAAAGGCCGACAGCTACGGAGTGATTTGAGATGACAGGATTCCTAACAGACGCTGAATTGGCGGCACTGCGAGATGATGTTTATCAACTGCTGCCAGGCACGGCGATTATTCAACGGGCATCGGCGGGAACTGGGCTTTATGGTGGGCATGATCCGACATGGAGCAATGTTGGAACTGTGGTTTGCCGCGTGGACAGCATCAGTCGGGATGATTCTGCCGGGATTATTGCTGATGCTGAGGTGGGAAAGACTTACTACCAACTGAGCATTCCTTATAATGCTGATTTGCGGGATGGCGACAGACTCAGCATCTCCAGCAAAACATATGAATGCCTACAGATATTTCGGGGGCAGAGTGCCAGCGGCGTGAGGCGTGCTGTTCTGGCGACTAAGGATGAGGGGAATTAAGCCCTCACCCCTACCCTCTCCCGAACGCTGCGCTGGGAGAGGGAGATTTAAGGAAGAATGAGATGGCGACAAACAGATACGTAAAGGTAACACGGAACGATTTTCCTGAATTAATCCAGAAAATGCCGCAAGCGGTTGGAAATGGGATTGCGGCGGCGGCTCGTGAGGGCGAGGGATATGTAAAGCGAAGTAGCAGCGAATCGCCTGCTGATGGGATTAGCTATGGTAATCATACCGCCTCTTCGCCTGGCAATCCTCCGCGAATTGATACGGGGAATCTGGTCAATAATATCAATGTTCAGCAGGAAAAAACCTTTGTCTGGGTAATCCGAAGCGGCTCGATTTATGGCCCCGATCTGGAATATGGCACGAGCAAGATGGAGGCGCGGCCTTTCATGGGGCCCATGGCTTTCTGGCTTGAACAGCATATTGGTGATATTATCGGGGAATATATTAAAGAGAGCATTGATTAGCCATGCTGCCATTTTTCAAAAATAAGCGCGAAATACTTGGTTACAAGCCGAAGAAAGCCAAGTCAGAAGAAGTGAAAATGGGTTGGGTGATTCTTATTCCAATCGTTCTCATCATTCTGTATTTTGCGTGGGAAGCATTTTTGCATTTTATTAATTGACCTCAAAAATATAATAAGAAAAAAGAGCGCTCCGTTTGGGGCGTTTTCGTTTAATGGGCGGCGCTGATGGAATGGCTTCGATTGGCTCTGGAGAATCCACAAGAGAATTGGTTGGTTTGGGCCGTGTTCGCTTATGCAATGGCGCGGATTGTCTGGGGAAGTCTGGGCGTGATGCTCTCGATGAGCAAAAATACGAACCAAGATAATGCCACGCTGCTACGCTTTATGGATGAAATGGCACAGTGGCGCAACTTATTCCAGAAAAACAACGATAAGACTGAAACATTCCACAAAGAATTGATTGATTTGTATAAAAACAGTCTTGTTCGGATTGATGCGACAACACAGGCGACTTTGCAAAACACGGTAGGTCTGGGGCAATCGGGCGAGAAAAGCCATAAGAAGCTCGTTTCGATTGAGAGTTATCTGAAGCGCTTGCACAAAATTTTAGAAGAGAAGAAGGTGATTCCATGAAGCAGTTGATGAGAGTTTTGCTGACATTTTTGGTTGTGCTGCTGCTGATTTTTCCAGCGCTGGCACAAGAGGAAGATATTGTGAACAGCGGCGATGGCTTCAATGAAACGGCTGTCGCTGTTGTTGTGCTGGTGGCTTTCGGTGTTGGTTTGTTCGGCGGCATTGGCGGATTGCTGGGCGTGCTGAACTGGCTGACGGCAAACGAAAAAATTATGACGATTCTGGAAAAACGCTACGATGCTTCATCCAATGGCACGAAAGATATTGTGCGAACGTTGGATAAGGCACTGGATGTGATTGCGGCTGTAAGCAAGGGCGTGTTGCCTAAAATTGTTTTCGAGGCACTTGAGAAAGCCGATGATTTCATTGAAGAAGCCAGCGATGGCGTGCCGAAGGCGAGTAAGCCTCATCCAGCAGATGATGAGCCGTTCGCCAGCGCTGGGAATCCAGGATAATTGTCACGATTCAAAAAATCCCCTCTCCAGAACGGAGAGGTTTTTTTTAGTTAGAGTATTATAATCATGCCATCGAAGTAAAAGCGCTTCGTGTTGTTTGAAAGTCTGATTTCAATTACGCTATCTGGCTGACAGTTTCGAATCATCAAACCTATGCTGTTTAATGCCTCAAAATTGATATACTTTTCCCCGTTGATAAAAATAGCAGATTCTGTTGATGGCATGAATCCGATAATCAAAACATCGGCCTTTGGTTTTTCCGTTTGTACATATGCTTTTAGCACAAGATTTGGATATTCTTCCATAAAATCTCCTTATAAGGTGAAATCAGCTTTCATCCCAATCGGCATAATCTTCGAGCGCTATTTCCAGCAGCTTGTCAATGTCTGAGCCGAAATATACAGGCTGCTCATGGCTGTAATCGGTGCTTAAACAGAATAGGCCGTTGGATATGGTAAGCTTCGCGCAAAGCCAATTGAGACAAGCTTGAAGTTCTTCTTCGTTCATAATCCATCCTTGTTTTTTTGATGGATTTTAGCACGGATGTTTTAGGGCATTGGTTGAAATTTGGTTTATGCCCAATAAATTCCCTTCCCGCTCTCTAAGTATTTAGAGCCTTTTCAATACGCTCTTTTGCCTGCTCCAAACTAATATAACTGCTGACATTCATATCAAGCACATTTTGAGGTTCATCGTCCCGCTCGATGTGGAAAAGATGTCCAACTGGAATCGCAGTAGCGAGACTGAGTTCAATCAGGGTTATACTCTTTTCTACTCGCTTCCAATACATTCGTTTTCCAAAGGTATTGCATGAGGCTAATTTCTGCATGTTTTGCGCCCATGTTCTGTAGTCAATCGCCATCCTGCCCTCACTCTCTCACCTTTTCGAGATGAAAACCGTGTTCTTTTGCCAGAGCCAAGCCCTTATCAGTTAATTCGTAAGAGAATGTGCTGACATCATCACCGCTATCGTGACGAATAAACAAGCCCTTCTTGTACAGAGATTTGCCTGTATTCCCGCCGATTGAAAGCGTATCGACAATGCCGTATTTAGCGGCAAGCCTTAAGGCTCTTAGTTGTGCCTTTGAAAGTTTTAACATCCTGCCCTCACTCTCTTTCCAGCAGCTTCATTATTTCGATTGCGATTGGATAAACTACTTGTGGCACTACTGCATTGCCCAAAGACTTAATTCTGTTTCGTCGATCGACGATTTCACCAACCAGGCGCGGCGGTTCATAATCATGCTGTAGCTCGTTCGGACGCGCCGGCCATCGATGCGCCATTAATCCAGCGCCGTCCAATTTGGAGGAAATCCCATAAGCATCTCTACCCATTCTGGGTTTAGTGCTGCCTCTTGTTTCACTCCCTTGTCGCCCACTTGCTTGGGAAGACAAGAATTGTGGAAGCGGTCGCCTGATGAACCTTTTGCGTCCCGTGCTTTGGGCAACGCCCAAAGCACTTGCGCTGATAAGCCGTTTTCGCGCTTTTGCTCTATATCCCCTGATTTCAGGGCGTCGTTGGCGATTGGCGTGTGCCAATCCTTCTTGTTCTGGTAGTAAATCACTGTTTGAGAGAGGCGAACATGCGACTTGTTCCCCGAATCCAGTTTCAATGTCCCTGATTTTGTCACATGGGTTTGCTCTTCTGATGGTGGTTGCCGCAGATAGTAATCCTCTGCGTTCGGTGTGGGCCAAACAGAACCAACGGTTTCTTTGGTGGGGAGCGCCGGCATCAGAAGCCGCGATAATTCCCCATCTCGCGCTGTACCCCATTGAGGCCAGCGTATCAACAACCACTGCCATATCTGGCGGTGAAAGTTGCCCATCTTCTTTTTTTCGTGGCGTGGTAATTGCTTCGACATTTTCCAGCAGCACAATTCCAGGTCGAAGCTCGCTAATAATTCTGGCGAACTCGAACCAGAGACTAGAACGCTTGCCAGCAACCAAGCCCTCTCGTTTTCCAGCGTTGGATATGTCCTGGCATGGGAATCCCCCGAAGAGAATATCAACGGTGGGGAGATTGTGCTGCCCAACGGCTCGAACATCGGCAAATATTTCTGCATTAGGCCAATACTCCTTACTATGCTTGGCTAGAACTTTCTGGCAAAACTCGTCGATTTCCACTTGGAAGAGAATATCAAAGCCGGCCAATGAAAAGGCTAAATCAATCCCACCTATACCACTAAACAAGCTGCCTGCTGTGTATCGTTTTTTCGCTGCCATGATGGAATCTCACTTATTGGGTACTATGGGCGAGATTGATCCCGCCCTGGCTTGGTTTATTGGCTTTCTGACTCACCCTTTGCCACAAGTTTTTGCAGGACTTTAAGCGCCTCGGCTATCGTTTTAAGTTCCTCATCATACGGTGTTTCGTGACCGTGCTCTTCGTGATATTTGGCTAAGGACTCACTCGCTTTCATTCGGGCGCTTTCTTGGTCATAGCCTCTCAGCATGTACCATTGTTCCTCATAGCCTTGTTCGTTGTAATCTGCATAGCTGATTTCGGCATAAATATTGCTTTGGTACATATTCAATTGATTGATAAGCTCGACAGCCAATTCATTGATTTTGTGCATTTGCGGGTATGTATCTGTCATAGTTTATTCATCCTGTGCATCTAGCGAATCGAAGGTTGATTCGAGCATCATATAGATTTCGTTCAATTCGTGAAGAAGCTCGTATATATTCATTTGCTCGATTGAGTTATTCATCTCACCACCTCGAATTTCAGCGCCCACGCCAGATAGAGTTTTTCTGGGCGTGCATTCAATAACGGCATGAAGAATGCCTCAGATGATTTCATGGCCTTAGCGATAGGCTTATCATAGAAGCCTGCCCACGTTTCAATGAAACCCCAGCGTGCTGTATCTTCAGGATGCTCAAAGCCTTCGCAGATAGCATCTTGCTCTGAAATCGTCCGCACATCCTCCTCACAAATATCCAGCAGCTTGATTTTGAGGGGTTTCCATCCCATGAGACCGCTTATCTTGTGAAAGTTTTCGCCTTCCTGGGCGAGAGCATCCTGATAGAATTCCCAATCCATCAGCCCTTCGCCTTTATGCCAATAGCGAGTAGGCAAACCACGCCCATATTGCAGGGAATATTCCCGCCCAACCTGATACTTAATCCGCTTGCCGTTGCCCGCCATGACAGTTGTCACGCCATCAATCGTCACGAGCGATTCGCCAGATTTGATAGGCCGCCGTGTTTGCGTCTTCACGCCTTCAATGACCAGCTTCGCCAACTCTTCTTTCATCAACATGGCTATTCCACCTCAACAATCTTCACATGCGACACTGGAACACCTTGCCATGACATCAGCAGAGTATGAAGCGCATCTTCTTCGCTGATGCCTCGCGATTCAGCCGTTTTATTGACCATCGAAGCCTTTACTTTTTCTTCTTCGATGTCAGAAAAATGAAAGGTGTAAATATCTTCGACTGGATAAAGTGGATTGCGCTCTTTTTCGGGTTTATTCAGAAGCGTATAGTGGTCAAGACCGACATTCTGCATAAGCCGTTCTTTGTGTTCGCCAATGGGGTAAACCAACCATTTCATAGTAGAACCTCCGTTATTGGGCGTTGCCCGTTTTCGATAATTTTGGGCGGGGTCTCTTAGTTCCCGCCCTGCTTCATCTCTTGTACAGCCAGAAGGTAGCCCTCTGTCTAATACCTAAAACTATTCTTTCGTCAGGGCATCGAGGTAAACAAACACGTTTGATTCGATGTTGTGAATTCGATAACCGCCATTTGGATGGAAAATCAGCCACTTGTAGTATTGACCTCCAACCATGCGCCAACGCGAATCAATGCCGATGAGAAGAATGAGCTGCCAGAAATTACCTTCTCTGTCTTGCCACACAATATCGTGATGGCTGAGATGGTTCAGAGTAATTTCCCAAACGTGAATTTTGTAACGATTGCGCTCCATCAGAACAAACGCCCCTGCTTCTGAGCTTCTTCGGCATAGCGAAGCTGGATGGCTTCGAGCGGCGGGACATTGATGGCGCGTTCAAGATAACGGCGATAAGTGATTTCGCTGCGGTTGTGCGGCGCGATGAAGGGCATCCCGATTAAGGTGTAAAAGGTTTGCTCATCGGGAACGGCGAGTCTGGCGAGTTTGGCATAGCCGAAGCCGACATTAAATTTAGGGTGATTTTTGTCATAGCTGACGTGCCAGGCGCTGCCATCATGAAAGCGAATCAGGCTCTGGTGCTCGATGAGTTTGCGCATGACATACTGATTTTTGTCGCCGTCGCCCGTATAAAGCCAATAGATGTAACCGCGATTTTCGGGCGTGCAGAGATGAATTTCAACTTTCATGCCCATGAAAAGGCAGCCGCGATAGGTTTCGCCCCAACGGGTTTTACCATCGCCATAAATGGCTTTCCGAACGGTGCCGTTATCGAGCATCACATCTATGCGATTCCAGATGGCGGCTGTGTTGTGAGGTTGAATCACAATATCAATATCGCTCACGCTGGGTTTGAGGCGGCGAACGCTGCCAGCGACTTCGGCGAAGTGGCTGACTCCGTGAATGTATTCCATGAAGTCGGCGGCAATTTGTCGGGCTTCGTGAAGCGGGATGATGTTTCCTTGTGACATGGATAAGCTCCAATCGTTTTCTTGAGACGGATGGTTTTCAGGAACTGGCGATAGCTGCTATCGCCTTTGGCTTCGTTGCAATCGAGGCAGGCTAAAACCATATTCCAGGGTTCGTTGCTGCCGCCTTTTGACAACGGCACGATATGGTCAACTGTTGCCAGGCCGAAGCCATTTTTTTTGAGAGATTCAATGGCTTCGAGATTGTTTTTGAAGCCACGAATGAGGGGGATGCTGCAATAGTGACAGCGCATCCCACCATCGCGCCGCGAAAGGTAGCTTCCCCATTTTTCGATGTGGGTTACTTTGGCTTTGCGCGGATTCATGGCTTATTGCCCTTTCAGCTTTTGCAAAACTGCTGCGGCTTCTTTTTCATGGGCTTTTATCGCGGCGACATGCTCGTAAAGGCTTTTGACTTCTGGATACTCGGCAATCAAATATTCCAGAACATCTCGATGAGAGCATTCAGCACAATTCGCGCATGAGACTTCTTGTCTGGTTGAAACAGGATTGGGCGGAGGAAGCGCAACGACATGGTTGCCCAAAGAAGTCCCCAGCGCTGGCACTTCATCCTCAATGGGTTGGATAAAATTGCTCTGAGGGTTTTGAGGATTCTTATCTTCCGTGCGATTCCGCTTGTAGCCTTGCTGCAATTCCCATTCACGACTGCCATAAATCACATGCCAAAGTCTGGCAATATCGCCATTCTCTGTTAATATCGCCCACTTGCCGCCATCTTCATAACGCAGCTTGATAAAGCCTCTTTGCTCCAATTTGAGCAAAACCGCTGTGCCAAATGTGCTTACACAAGCTCGCAATCCTTCGTTGCCGCTTTCTTTATCGACAAATTCAAGAATCTCCAACTGCTTTGGCGTAAGGACAGGGGCATCATCCGGGTCATCTTCACTTTTAAGCACATCCTCAGCCATCGGAGAATTGGATTTCGCCGCTTGTTTCTGGGCATCACGCAAGGCCGCCAATTCTGGATTTTTGTGCATGTAGTTATAGAAGCTTGTCCGCGTTACTCCCAAGAGTTCTGCTGCACGCAGAGCATCGCCTTTTGCCTCGATGATTGCGGCACGAATATCTTCAATTGAGTTACCACTGCCTTTTTTAGCCATGTCCTTAGCCCTCCGCTGATTCGATGCTGGATTGCATCTTGAGAACGATAGTTTGGAGCGCTTCAGCATCACAAAGGGCATCATGAGCGCCAACGAAATCTTCAGCAGTCATTTGCTTGTAGGCGGCTTCGAGGCTTTGCCATTTGTAATCGCCTGGGATGAAACCCGCTTCGCCGTGATATTTGGCATAGATGCTCATAAGATTGACATGGCGGCTGGGAACGATGGGCGCGAGTTCGTGACGTTCGCAAACCTGAGTCAGCAGCTTCAAATCAAAGTCGCCATAGGTCACAAGTGTTTTGCCTTCGATGTGCTTTTGCAGCAGCGCGTAGAATTCCTCAAAGGGTTTTTCGTTTGTCAGCATTTCGGCGCTGATGCCGTGAATATCCTGGGCGGATTTGCCTTTGGTGATAAGGCTAAGGTTTTCGGGTTCTTCGGGCTTGATGAGAAATTTGATTTTCTCGCAGGTGCCATAATCGACAATGACAAGACCCGCTTGAACAATTTCGGCTTTTTCGCCCAGGCAAGTCGATTCAAAATCGGCATAGGCGGCGGTTGTTAAATCGCCCAGCTCGTGAACGGCTTCGGCCTGGCGGCGCGTGTTTTCGGCGGTTAAATTGTCGGCGGTGACTTTGATGTAATTCAGTTTGCCACCGGGAATAACTTTCTCCAGCTTCAGGAAATCGCCATCGGGGGAGGTGTAGACTTTGATTTCGGCGGTATGGACAAAATTGAGCGCCATATCTTCGATTTGCGGATAATGCTCCACAAAAAGCGCTTTGTTCTGCTGGCGGATGAAGAGGGGTTTATCCCGATTCAGGAGTTCGCATTTCCATGTGATGTTGCCGCTGCCAGCGATGCGTTTTTCGATGCTGGTGATGGTTTGCTCTGTCCAGTTGGGATGAATGAAATCAAGCTGCTTTTCCAAGCCATGCTGAACAAGGGCGATAAGGGCAGAGTTGCCGACATGAGCCTGATTTTTGACGGCTTCGCGGACGGATGCGAAATCAATATCGGAGGCAAACAGGGCCGCCATGACGTTCTCATAATTGACGCTCATATAGGGGCTGAGCAGATTGATGATGAGGGCGATTGTTTCGCGTGCGATAGGTTGGGACATGGTTAATTTCCTTTTCTAAAATGATATGAAGCGTGACAATTGTCACGGTTGGCTGGCAAAATCTGACCATTTGCCGACGGCTTTCGGCGCGTTTGCATCTTTTTTCACAGAGCAGTCTTCTGACCGGGATTGTTTGAGATTTTTCAGGCTGGCGGCGAGATAGCCGGGATAATCCTGCTGTACCTTGCCGGCTTTTTCGGCGGCTCTGGCGCGGGTTATCAAGGCTTCGATTTCATGGCGCGGCAAATCGGCATAGGCTCGGGCTACAGAACGCCAAACCCCATTCCTCACCAGCAAGCCCACGATTTCGTTATCGCTGGCAGTTTCTTTGAAAACTTCCTTCATCGAGGACAGATGGATGATTTTTTCATCATCATCTGAATCTGATGGTTCACCTGTATCAGGTGATGTTATGGATTTTTGCCGAAGTGTTGTATTTCGACTTTGAACGAATCCTTGCATTTCGATTTGCGAAACTTCGACTTCCTCAAAGCAGATGGCTTCGATGAAGGTTTCTGATTTGCCATAGATTTTCGCCAACGCTGAAACGATGGCTTCGGGCTTCGGCCAGTAATGCCATGTTGGGGCTTTGCCTGATTTGATGACTTCGGCACGGATGAAGGGCGCGAGTTTGGCGCGTGCCTTGTTCATCTTGTAGCGGCTGAGAGCGAAGTGGGTTTTCCAATATTTTTCTTCTTTCCAAACGCCGCCATCTGCGCGAATCCCCATCGGGAAAAGGCGCAAGAGTTCGTTGAGAATATCGCCAGCGACATAATCGCCAGCGATTTCCCGACAGAGCGCTTCAACAGTCGCAATCTCTGAGCCGCCCAAAGCCAGCATCAAATCGCGGAGCTTCACGAGCTTCGGCAGCCAGGCACGCGGCGGAATCAGGCGTGTGGTGACGATGAATGGAGACGGAATCTCACGAGCAAGCATCTTAGTTGGCCTCTTCCAGTTGTGCCTTGCGGCGTTCGGCTAAGTGCATTTCGAGCCAACGAAGCAAACGAAGCTCATCTTCATGTTCACTCAGGGGATAAATATCCTGTGGTGACCATGCGCCAGGCTGAATTTTGAGGCGTTGCTTGAAGCAAACGTGTTTTTCGTGATAGACCGCTTCACTGATGAGAAGGGCATCTTCCGTCAGCGTGAAAAGGATTTGTTTGCTGCCGATGGTTAAGATGAGCTGGTCAATCATTTTGCACCGCCAGACGTTCTTCAATGGCATCGAGTTCGCCGCCAAATTTCAGGCGTGCATGTTCCAGCGTGGCCCCAAGTTCGCGAAAATGGGTTTTGAACACTTCGTGCAAGGTGTTGGCATGAAAATAGCTTGTGGCTTCTTCCATGCTGAGGTCTGCCAGCTCGTTAAGGCTACGGATACTCTGGGCATTGCCAAGAAAGTTGGCAAGCTGCATGAAAATCGCCAGCAGTTCACGGGCATCGCCATCAATCGCGGGTTTCATCCCCACCCCTAGCCCCTCCCCGCTTCGCATGGAGGGGGATTCGCCTAAATGGGCGGATACTTCTTCGGATGAAAGGCGGCGAAGGGTATCAATGTAATGGGGATTTGCGCCGTTAACGGTTTGAACCATTGCCTGGCGGCCGCTGATTTTCTGAACAGTGCCGATATGACCAGCACGAGTCATGACCATGACACCAACTTTTATGAGGGTATCGGCGGCTGGTGAAGCAGGGGCAGCCTCAGCATTTTTGTCTGGCAGGATTTCGGCGACTTCATTCACATGGATTTGATGCTTTTCACCAGTCGCTGTCATGATGATTTTCAGGTGAGTGCTGCTGACGATGCCCTGAACGATGGCGGTTTCATTGAGTTTTGTGCGGATTTCTTTGCCCAGATATTTCACCGCATGTTCGGTGATTAACTCGCCATTGGTCTTTGCTGGTGGAATGAATGGTTTGGTTGCTGGTGTGTCGCTAGTGAGATAATTCTTCGTTATCTCACCAGTGTTTTCAGCCGATTCGGGTGTATCGGCGGGTTGAGCAGGGGCTGTTGTCTCAGCAGTTGCCCTCACCCCCTGCCCCTCTCCCGATGGGCGAGGGGTGCTTTTCTTTTCTTCGGGGATAATTTCGCAAAAATCGAGAACGGAGCGTTTGCGGCCATCAACGATACGTTCGACAATGACATATTTCTGGGATTCAAAAAGAACCCCCCATATTGCGCCGCTGCTGTGATTGTTTTTAACCACAGTGCCGCAAATCCCTTTGGAAAGCGTGGGTTCGCCGCCCTGCCCGATGAGGCTTTGTGTGAGGCGAACGGCTTCGCCGCCATGCCATTTCGATTTCACTTGCGCTACAAGAGAAGCGGAATTCTTGCGAAGATGAGCAATCTGGTCATAATGCCAGACATTGGCGTTGATGATTTTGCGTATGGATTCGAGATAAGCTGTGCGGGTATCTTCGCCCCAGGAGGCATCTGGAAGAATCGCGCGAATGGCCCCTTCTGTCCACGCCTCATCATCGGCCTTCATCCAGATAGCGTTATCAATCTCGAAATCCTCAAAAGGTGCAAGCAATGCACGATAACGGCGCAGCATATCGCCAGAGCATTTCATGGATTTCTCGAATTTTGGCCCCATATTGCGGGGAATGCCCCACGTGTTGCCGTTGGCGACTTGCGCGAAATAGGGACGGTCACAGACTTCCACGATTTTGGCGTAGCTATCGAATTTGTCTGAGCCGTGTGCTTCGATGAGCAGGCGTGCCAATTGTCGGGCTTTGCCGATGGCCGTTAAATCTTCGCGCTGGCTGTTTTCATCGGCCTGGGCAACTACACGTTCCCAACCGTGCAAATCAGAGATGATCGCGGGGATTTTTTCGTATTCGCCGAAAACCATGTTCAGAAGCTGATATGCCATCCAACGGCGTTCGCCCATGACGATGCGATAGTTTTCGCCTTCGCGGGTGACTTTGATGGGCTGCTGTAGGCCGGCTTCGTAAATGCTGGCGGCTAAATCAATGAGTGCGATGAAATTCGTGTAGACAGCAGGCAAATCAGCGCTGCCATACTGTGATTCTTTGACTTCGCGCTGTGATTGGGCGCGGCCTTCGAGCAAATCGCGGAGATAGGGCGGTTTCTTTTCGATGCTGTTGAAGGCTTCGCGCTGCCAATCTTCCAGGAGTTTTGGCATGGCGGCGGGTGAGCCGTTCCATCTGGCACGGATGCGAGAGGGCAGGATGTAACGCGGCTGGGTTACATCTGGAAAGATTTTGGCGATAGGCAGGGATTCAATGAGTTCGCCAGTATCCGCGATGGCATCCAGCACATCATCCCCAACCCCGTTGTATGGTTGATATTCCTCTTTATCCGCATTGCCATATTTAGCTTTGAGTTCGGATGCTTTCTTAGACATTTTGCTTCTCCATTGTTTCAAGCACACGATCAACAAACGCCCAGAGAATTTTCGTGACGCTGATGTCTGAGGCATCCTGCATGAGAAAGGCACGGGCGTATTGTGATTCGCTGACGGCAATGCGGAGGGGAATAGGCTCCCAAACCAAATCGCCATATTCTTCACGCAGGTCTTTGAGGAACATTTCGTGAAGGCCAACGTTGCGGAATTTGTTGACGACGATGCCCATAATTCGAGCTTTGTCCATATTGCGCGATAGGGCATCCTGCCGATTTACGCGCGTGTGATTGATGCTGGATGCCAGGCCATCGACACTGAACATCTCTGCATCAGTGGGATAGATAATCCAATCGGTGATGAGCGTGATGGCATCGTGCAGGGTATTTGGCGTGGGGGATGTGTCGATAATAACGAAGTCGAAGGCGCGTTCAAGCTGCTTAAACCGTTTGGTGAGCATGGCGGCAATATCGGCGACGCGGCTGCTAAAAGGCAAGCCAGATGTTTCTTCATTGCCAGAGACAAGATAAATCTGGCCTGTGCAAGTATCTTGCGGGACGCGCCGAATCAAATCTTTTGTTTCGATTTCGGAGCGTTTCACAAAATCATAAAAATGCGGTGTTTTGGGCAATGCGAGATTCAGCGTGAGGTTTGCCTGGGCATCAGCATCCATCATCAGCACGCGATAGCCGCGAAGGGCGAGGCCAGCGCCCAATGTGCCGGCCAGCGTGGTTTTGCCAACGCCGCCTTTTTCGTTGAGGAGTGTGATAATTTTCATGGGTTATTTACCTTCTTCGGGGACGGGTTGGCAGAAATCGAGAATCGGAATAGGCTCAATGCGATCATCAACACGGCGGAGATAGATAACCGTGTCGTAGCGGTCAAAAAGCACGCCGTCCAAATCAAAATCGTGCTTGGCTTTGATGACCATGCCTACATCCCCTTTTTGCAAGGGTAGGTGATTTGTATCGAGTTCGGCGTCGAAGTAAACGCGCTGACCATCGGCGAAATCATAGTGTTCTTTGCTGATTAATTGAGGCTTTGCGTCTGTGGTTTCGATCTGGAGTGTGACAACGCGGTGAAAAGCGAATGTTGTAACATCACCTTCCAAAATCGTTTCTTCGGGATGGTGCGATAACGCAATAATTTGCCAGCCAGCATTCAAGAGTGCTGCCAACTCATCATCCGTTTCTTTCTGGGGGGTTGGAAAAATAAACTGCCTGATTGTTTTGATTTCGATGGGCATTGCTATTCCTTTCTTGAACATGATTCTGTTTTCAGTTGTGAGTGCTAGTGAGATAAGGTGGGCTTATCTCACGGCGGGAATTCAGGATGGTTTCGTTTCGGTAAAATATTCGGCTAAGATGATTTCGGCATAGGCAATCGCGGCAAGGTAACCTTTGTAGTGACTGCTGTCTTTGCCATGTTGAATCTCGCTACGCTCCAGCAATCTCTCCTTTGTGCCATTGAAACATCCTGCGATGATTTGCAGGCAGTTGTCTTTAATCCAGAAGAAGGCATGGCGCTTTTCGCTGCCAACACCAGATACAGAGGCTATTGGATAGGCACTCTCAAGATTGGCACTCGAAAGATTGGCACTCTCAAGATTGGCACTCGAAAGATTGGCACTCGAAAGATTGGCACTCTCAAGATTGGCACTCTCAAGATTGGCACTCGAAAGATTGGCACTCTCAAGATTGGCACGATAAAGATTGGCACGATAAAGATTGGCACGATAAAGATAGGCACTCGAAAGATTGGCACTCGAAAGATTGGCACGATAAAGATAGGCACTCTCAAGATTGGCAC